GTTGATGACTATAAACTCATCAAGCGGTGGTGTTAAAGCTACATTGAGCAAGACTTCAGGTGTCGTGTCGTGTGACTACCTCTCTATTTTCGACTCCACGGCTACGGGGGGCGCATCCTGGCTGGCTGGTGCTAATAGCGTCAATAATTAAGGGGGCGAAATGTCGAACTCGGGGTGGATCTTTGGCGTCACTACGCTCCCTTCTGCGGTCACCGTTACTGAGGTAACTAATGCAGCTACCCCTTCGGTAGGCCCGTCCGCAGGTAACGTACCAGTAACTATAGCTACTAACACCGCCGGGGTGGCAGCTCTAATCACAGCTGGCACATGCACGATAACAGCGGTTGCTAATCAAGCTGTAGTAGCTACGTTTACTGTAGCTACCGCAGGCGTAGCTACTATAACGGTCACAGCCAACCAGGCTGCTGCGGGCATAGGTCCTTCTGCCGGTGCACCCACAGAAACAGTTACGGCCAATCAGGCAACAACAAATGTTGCTACAGTCGTGAACTACGCTTCTGTGGCGGCTACAACCAACCAAGCGGCGCCTACCATAGGCCCTTCAGGGGGCGTAGCTACTGTGATGGTCACAGCCAACCAGGCCACAGCAGCGGTAGGCCCTTCAGCTGGCTCTGCGTCCATTACATCTACGGCCAATCAGGCTGCTGCTAATGTAGGCCCGCCCGCAGGCGTAGCTACTGTAACGGTTACAGCTAACCAGGCGGCTGCGGGCGTAAGCCCTTCAGCTGGCGCGGTAGCAGAAACAGCCACCGCAAACCAAGCGACCACCACAATAGCACCGAAAGTTGGCTGCGTCGTTGTCACCGCTCTCGCCAACCAGGCAGCACCAAGCGTAGGCCCGTCCGCAGGCTCAGCGCCGGTAACAGCAACCACGTACTCAGCGACCGTACTCACACGCACCGATGCGATGGCCGAGTGTGTTTATGTCACAATCGCAGGCAAAGACGCACCTATGGTGGTTCAAAATGTGTGGTCTGAGGGCACCGGGACGGCTGCTGTTGCGTTCTCCCGCGTAGGTGACTACGTTGACTGGTTGATGGTCATCGAATGGATGGATGAGCTACAAGAGATGGACGGGTCACTGCGCTACATGGCCCGTCCTGACTCCTTGAATAACTTGGTTGATTACAAGTCAGTCATAGGCGCGGCGTGGAACATAATTGCCCATCTCGAAACACCCACTCAGAGCGGAACTCAGAGCGGGATGTGGGGAGAGACAGCACCATACTGCGTACCGGTACCAATCTAAGCCGCTAGAGGCGGCAAGGCCCTGGAGGTCATTATGTTACCTGACGGATTACCAAAATACACCCTAGGCTGGGACCTTTTGAATTGGGGAACGAGAAATCTAACCAATCCCGATGGTGAACGTATGGGCGATCGCTGGGTGTATTCTGATGAACAGGCTCTGTTCATTCTGTGGTTTTATGCAGTAGATGAAACAGGCAAGTTCTTGTATCGTCGTGGGATGCTTGAACGTTGTAAAGGATGGGGCAAAAGTCCGCTATTAGCTGCTATATGTATAACAGAAATGATGGGGCCTACAACCTTCGCCGGTTGGAATGAGGACGGCACGCCAAGAGGTAGACTGACACCGAGCCCTCTCGTTCAGATTGCTGCCATATCTGATTCACAGGCTGATAACACGATGTCTCTTGTCCGTGAAATGGCATCTAATGGTGACATACATCGAAGATATCCGTTGCTGGAAGTATACAACACTAAGATCACACACCCTGGTAACCGAAAACTGGAGAAGGTTACGAGTTCCGCGAAAGGTCACGAAGGGAACCGTGGGACTTTTGTATTGATGGATGAGGCACTCGCCCTAGATACCTTGCTGCCCACTCTTAATGGTTGGACAACTATGGGTGATGTGAAGTGCGGAGATCAGCTTATTGGGTCATCGGGACAGCCTGTTACTGTACTAAAGACTACAGATATACAGGAAGATCGCACGTGTTATAGTGTACAGTTTCCTGATAGAACTGCTATTACGGCGTCAGCGGGCCATATGTGGCTGATCAAGCGGCCTACTACAAACAAACAACGCAAAACAGAGTACGTAATAGAAGAGCTAAGTACAGAACAGATGGCTAAGCTTAAGTCTCCTATATTTATACCTCGCACTCCAATAGTAGCCTTTGAAGAAAAAGAACTGCCTGTTCCTCCTTACGTTTTAGGGGTATGGCTGGGTGACGGCAGCAAAGGGCATGCGTGTATTACTGTAGGAAGAGACGATAAAGAAGAAATGCTTGCTGCTCTAGACGGAGAATGTGAAGTAACAGTCAGGCCGCACATGTCAAAGGCCGGTGATGCTACTATACTTGGACGAAAAGTAACAACAAAAGGCGCTTATAGCTTTGGTCTGGCTTTGCCAGGTACCAAGTACAATAAATCAGGGCAGAGCTTAAAAGCTAAACTTAAAGATATAGGCGTGTTAAATAGTAAACATATCCCTCTGGAGTATCTACGAAGCTCAGTAGCACAAAGAACAGCGCTACTTCAAGGACTGATGGATACTGATGGTTCTGCAAGCAAAACAGCGGCTGTATTCGTTAACACAAATAAGTGGATAGCCGATGGCGTTGCGGATTTGGCACGATCATTAGGGCACAGGACTACGTGCGCAGAACACGCTAATGAGTTCGGACCTGTTTACTGGGTGTACATACAGGTGTCTCGTGATTTATTCCGCTTTAAGCGTAAACAAGATAAAATGAAGATAGGCGTGAACCCGCCGCAATGGCAACGAGTACGTGTCACTCTTGCGCCCTCTGTTCCTGTAAAATGCGTAGCCGTAGACTCTGATGATCATTTGTTTTTGGCTGGTATATCCTACAAGGTGACTAGGAACACGCATTTATGGGTAAATGCTAACCAAGGGCCATTGTTATACGAAGCTCTCACGCGAAACTTGGTCAAGAAGGACTACCGCTGGATTGAGACAACCAATGCCCCCGAACCAGGGCAGAATAGCGTAGCCGAATTAAGTCACGCCGCTTATGATACTCTTGTTAAACGCGGAAAAGCCAATGGTATCCTTATGGACAGTCGTTCAGCATATATAGACGATATTTATGATGAGGTTGCAGCAAAACAGGCACTTGTAGATGTATATGGGGATGCCGTTAAGAAATTCGATGATAAAGGTAATTTAATCAGTGGCTGGGTTAATATCGAGCGCATATGGGAAGAAATTAATGACCCTCAAACTCGTGAACAGGTCGCTAGACGATTCTATTTTAACCAGATTACTTCTGGTATATCCTCCTGGCTAAATTTCACTGAATGGCAAGCGTGTAAGCAAGACTTTTTGATGTTAGAGGTTACTGATCCCATTGCACTAGGTTTCAGAGGCCAGCTGCGTAAAGGGGCCGCCGTACTTGTTGCGTGCAGGCTTACCGACGGCGCCTTGTTCAATCTGTCAGGTGATGATTGGGAGACGCCGGAAAATGCGGATGATACCTGGGAAGTACCTCAGACAGGCGTAGACAAGCGCGTGCGCGAAGTATTGGACACTTATAATGTTAAGCGCTTATTATGCGACCCGACCAACTTTCAGATTATGGTTGGCGAGTGGTACGCGGATCATGAAGGTGTTGTCGAGGAATACTGGACGTCTAGTAACACCAAAATGGCGCGAGCTGTTGAACAGTTCGAGACCGCTGTTAAAACGGGCAGGATCCGTTGGAACGATAAACAGATTAACCAACATGTACTTAACGCACACACCAAGGAGACCACTCAAGGGATTGTGATACGTAAAGATGTAAAGCTCAGTAAACGATACATAACAGGGGCACAGGCTGCGATTCTGGCGCTGGAGGCATCTGTAATCGCGATCATGGATGGCGCCTTGAATGAGGCAGACAATGAATTGTGGACGTTCTAATTTTTGTACCACACATCCCAGCCTGGCGCCGGGCCGAACCTGGAAGGAGCTGGGCTGTGGCATATACCAATCCATTCAAAGCACCCGACTACACCACTGCAACTAACTTTGAACTGACGGCCGGAGGTAAAATCAATCCGTACAAGATACCTATTACAGCTACTCAGGCTAATTACTTTGACTTGACGCCCGGTGCTCCGTATTGGTGGCTGAACCGCTTATCGCGAACACTGTTTGGCAGGCAGCAAAGGTACGATGAGCTTGAGAATTATGCGATAGGTGATCACCCCTTGCCTAATGGTGATGTTAGATATGTAAAAGCTTTAAGAGAACTCCAGTACAAGGCTAGAACAAACTACATAGCTCTTGTTATTAAAGCTGTAACTGGACGTATGCATGTAAGAGGTTTCCGTTTTGGTCCAACCGGTTCCGCCGACGTAGATGCCATGAAGATCTGGAATGCCAACGACTTGGATAACCAGAGTCCTATGAACTTAAACACTGCTGCTGTTTTCGGGCTCACGTATGGTTTAGTCAGTCCTCCGGTACTGCCGGGAGGAGAGCCTAGGATTACGATAGAAGATCCGCGTATGTGCGTTACGGAACGTGATCCGCTTAACTACTCAAGAAGCCTGGCCGGGATAAAGATGTGGCGCGACTCAGTTCACAATATCATGGTGGCTCAGTTGTATCTGCCAGCTACGATATATACGTTCTATGCCTACGAT